GCCGCTGTTCGCCATCAGGCCAATCGCGACGGCAGCGTCTTCCACGCTGTACCCGAGCGCACCGGCAACCGGCGCAACGTATTTAAACGTTTCGCCCATCATACCGACGTTGGTATTCGATCTGTTTGAAGCCTGCGCCAGCACGTCCGCAAAGTGTCCGGCTTTGTCTGCGGAAAGCCCGAACGCCGTCATGGCGTCCGTCACGATGTCCGATACCGTGCCGAGATTTTCACCCGATGCCGCCGCAAGGTCCATGACGCCCGGCAAGCCCGAGAGCATTTTGTCGGTGTCCCAGCCCGCCATTGCCATATATTTCAGCGCTTCGGCGGACTCCGTCGCGCTGAATTTTGTGGTCGCGCCCATCTCTTTCGCTTTCGCGGTGAGGGCTTCCAAATCCTTGCCCGTAGCGCCGGATATGGCGGCGACCTCGCTCATACCGGCTTCAAAGTCCGAGCCGACCTTTACGGCGAACCCGCTTGCAGCGCTCAACGCGCCGGAGACTGCTGCAACTGATTTCAAAACCGTACCTAACCCCTTAGGCGCTAAGCCCGAAAGTTTGTTGATACCCTTTTCAAAACCCGAGGTGTCAAGGTCGGTCAATATTTTGATAGAACCGTCAGATGCCAAACTGTCACCTCCTAAAACGCCGAAGCAAATGCAGCGGCAAAATCATCGTCGCGCTGTGCGTCGGTGCGCAGATCCGGCAGCGCATACGCACGCTTCGCCCTGCGCAGTGCCGCACGGTCTTTGGCGCTCATGCCGTTTTCAAACTTCGCCGTGCGAATGTGCATCACGCGTGCCATTTCGGTGTGTTCCCCGAGTGCTGCGAACATGGAGGAAAACTTCCACCAGTGCAGAAACGGCACGTCGTACAGATCAAGCGCGTACTGCTCCCGGAACGACGCGTAAATGCGCTGTTCATCGGCGGCAAAGGAATACGGGCGCGGTTCGTTTTTGCTCGCTACGTAATCTTCTTTCGGCGCTTTGCCGCAGCGGTAAAACCACAAGATTGCTTCAAAAAGCGCCTGCGCTTTGCCTTCCTGCACAATCGTTTGCAGCACAGGCATAGTCTGCGGGGTAAAATACAGCTCCAGCATCTCCGCAACACGCTGCTCATCGGTGCGCGTCGGGTCCTGCATCAGCTCCTCAAAAGCAGCAGAGGCACGGAAATCCGCGTTGATCGGGATCTCCGTGCCGTCCACCGTGACGCTTTCGGGCAATGTCTGCCACGAGGTCATTTGATATAACTTTTGCCGTTCAGAGCGCGCATCTGTTCGCTGAGCTGTGCGTCCGCCTCATATCTCGCGGTCACGAGCGCATCCACCGCATTCATGCAGCGCATCATATCGCAGGTCGTGCCGAAGATCTTCTTCGCCGTGCCGTCGCCGAAAATCATATCCAGCACCGCGAAAACAGATTTGCACACGTAGCGGATCTGCTCGCTGCCGCTCTTTTCCTTCGGCACGTTCTGCATCTGCTCACCAAGCATGAGCATCGCTTTTTCAAAGCATTCCACAGCATCGGCGTCCGCAAAGTTGTATTCGAGCTCGGTATTTTCGATTTTGAACTTGTACATGCTGCGCCTCCTTATGCAAACGTAATGGTCTGCCAGTCGTCGTCCGTGGTAGCCGTGCCGGCGACTTTCTCACCCTTCGAGCGGAAATTCCCCGTGTAGGTATATGCGTCCATGCTGCCGCCCTCGGAATCCGGGATGACGGCATAATCGCGCTTCATGGCGGGTGCGGTCGTTGCCGTGGCACCCGTTGCGGAGAGATCCACGAGGATCAGCGAGCGCACGGCGTTGCTGCCGATCAACTCATCGTCCGTGATCTTCACGATGTCCGCATGCACCGGGTCGCCCGCGTACTGGTCGAAACCGTAAGACGTGGACGGTGAATAGCCGGTGACGTCCGTCTGTTCAAAAAGCTCGTCCACATACTGACGGGTATACTCCTTCGCGTTTTTGGATGTAGAAACGTCCGTAAAGCCCTTCATACGGTGGTAAGTAATTGTATCGCCGGACGCTGCCGGAACACCGTAAAAGAGCACCTTTTGGCTTCTGGGTACCAAAGTTCTGGTATCTGCCATAATTCAAATCATTCCTTTCAAAATTCTTTTAAATAGAGCAAACGGCACTGTATCTGGTACCGCTGGACCTTCTGCTGCATGTCCGCGCTGATACAGTAACCGTTTGTCAAAACTTCTATTTTCTGTGCCGTACACCCGCGCGGCAGCTCGGGCAGAATGCCGCTTTCGCTCTGCATCTCCAGCCAGTCGGCAAGCTGCTCATAAAAGCCGCTCACCTTGAGGTTTTCGATTTCATCCCGGCTGTAATACTCGCTTGATGCGATGACAAATTCTGCCTGCCGCAGGCTGCTGCCGTCCGTGTACTGCCGCACAACGGGCTTTGCGGGGACTTCATCGACCGTATACGCGATCGGTTCGCCCTCGAGGTAATTCACGCGTATCAAGCCGTTATCAAAAAGAGGACACCCGGAAAGATACTCCCGGATGCCCGCCAAAACCGATATGCTCATTTTCCCGCCTTTCCGCCGCAGAACGAAGCGATGCTCTTGTTGAGCTCGTCGCCTTTATCCGCCATCATGCGCTTGTCCCAGTAGGCGCCGCGCAGGCATTTGTAGTTGTGCGCATTCTGCTTTGTAAGCCCCTGCCTGCCGCTGCCGGCGTTGGTGTAATATTGCACCGCCGCGTATGGCTGCACGTACAATACGCCGTCCGTGAGCACCTGTGCGGTGTTTTTCAGCATGCCGGTGTCAAACGGCACATACGGGTCACAAAGGCGTTTCACTTCGCTTGCGACCTTCTTTCTGCCCGTGTCGTTCAAATGACGTTTCGCTTCCATTTTCACAAGCGGGTCAAGCTTCAGTTTAATGCTGACTGCCATATACACCGCCTTTCAAACCGCAAAGATATGCCAGTGCGGCGCCATCACGGTTCGGCGGTTATCCCGCACTGCTTTCACCGTCACCGCGTGGTATCGGTGCTTGAGCAGTGCGGCCGCCGGCGGGTCGCCGTCAAACGTGCCGCGCAGCAGCATGTCGTTTTCTTTCGGTGCAAAGCCCTGAGGCGCGTATTCCGCGGGGATGCGGCACTCCGTGACCTGCGCGAACGTCATGCCCTTATCCGTCAGCTCCGAAGTGCTTTTGCTGTACCAGGAGCCGAAAAGCGGAATGGCTTTTTCAACGCGGTCGCGCTCATCGAGCACGAAATACGTGAGCTGTTCCTTACAAAGCTGCATGCTGCCCTCCTACCAAATACCGGAGTAGCGCAGCGGGTGCGCACGCGGCAGGTAAATTTCAGCCACGTCTATACGGTGCTGCGCAAAGTCTTTCGCGAGCTGTGCGGCATCGCCGAGCGTTTCGCTGTACCCGTCCGTCGTGAACGACTTCACGCCCGCCCGCTGCATCTGCTCCCGGCGCGCGCTTTGTTCCGCGGCGTATACGTCCGCCACAGCACAAGCCGCAAGCTGCACGTCATCGGGGATTTCTTCCGCACCGCGCAGTCTGCCGAACGTCAGCGTGTCGATATATGCGCATGCCGCACGCATCGCCTGCGGGAAGCTCTCCGCTTCCATCGCACCGCCGTATGTGCTGCGGTAGAACTCAAAATCGACCGTCCACATGTCAACCCATCGCACGCACGGCGAGCTCCGGGTAGATCGTCTTGTACGCGTACAGCACGTCCATGGAGAGCATCTCGCGCTTATACTTCATGTCATAGCCCTTTGTAACGCGCAGGGAAATGCCATTGTAGCTCGTGGTATAGCAGTCCACACCGGCGGGCGTAACGAGCGGACGGGTGACAAACGCGAATGCCGGGGCAACGAATGCCAGGTTTGCGGTGTGGTTGCCTGCGACCGTCACGTTCGTCGCGGTCGTAACGTCCTTCTTGAGCGCCGGATAGATCGGCACTGTGATCTCGTTCGAGGCTGCCGCAGCATCCGCCGTGACCACATACGTGTCGCCGAGGATCGTCAGAATATCGCCCTTCTTGAGCGCGCCGGTCACGGCAGTCGCCGCGAGGGTGAGCTGTGTTGCACCTGTCTTTGTGGCTTCCTTCGGCTTGACGGCGGCGGAAAGCGTACCGGCAGTGTGATGCTTGACCGCCTGCGACATGTAGTTGTCGAGACCGAACAGTCTGCCGATGGAGCCCTCACGCAGCGCTGCTGTGCTGCCGGACTTTTCCGCGTTGACAATCGCCGGGATCGTTGTGAACGCTGCATCCGCTTCCACGTCCCACACGGCACGTCTGCCGCTCGTCGGTACCTTGTTGGCATTGAGTACCTTGCGCACGGCGGTGATGTCCTCAAGCTTGCTCGGCGTGGTGCCCGGCGTGCCGCAGACATACGGAATGTCCTTGTAAAGTGCAAGACCATCGCTGTTGATCTTCTGGGCGAGCGCGACAGCCGCAGGCTCGATAAACTGGCGGTTGAGGTTGTCGATGTTCAGCGCACCCTCCAGCGCGGAGATCTCCACGTCCACCGTCGCAATCTTGTCGAGCTTGACCGTTACGGTCTGGCTGTCGTCGATGTCCTGCATCTCAACACCCTTCGCTGCGTCAAACTCCTTTGCTTCCAGCTTTGCGGGCTTGCGGATCTGAATTTCGTCGCCGCGCTTCTGGAACGTGTCGGAATAGTCCTTGTATACAAGGTTCGGGAATACGAGGTTTTCGATCAGACGCGGCAGCGCCTGGCGTGCGACCTCTTTGATGGTTAAAAACTGATTTGCCATAATGACCTCCTGTTATTTGTTATCTTTGAGCACAGCGGCATAATATTCCGCGTCGCTCATGGCATTGTAGTCGGGCATTCCGCCGCCGGCGTGCTGTGTGCCGCTGTTCAGACGGATGCCGCCCTGTGTACCGTTGTCTGTGTTCGGGCTGCCTGTGCCGGAAGTCTCGAACATGTAGCCGCTTTCTTTCTGCAGGGCCTCCAGCGCAGCGGCGATGTCGCTGTCCTGATTCTGGCTTTTTTGGAGGGCTTCCACGTCCAGCATCGCCTTGATGCCTTTCGTGCTCCTGCCGTGCCGGGAGAGGATCGCGTTATCGAGACGCGCGTCAAATCTGAGCTGTGCAATCTGCTCCGCGGCTTCTTTCTCTGCTTTTTCGGCTTTCTGCTTCCATTCATCGGCGGATTTTTGGATTGCGTCAACATCCATAGATTTAAAGCCTTCAATCGTCTTGTTCGCATCGGATAAAGCGTCCTTCGCGTTCTTCAGCTCTGTGTTTTTGGTGTTGAAATCCGCCTTAGAAACGAATGCTTTGCCGATCTCTGCGGAGACCTGCTTGTCGATGTCCTCGGTGTATTTGTCGCCGAGAATACCTTTCAGCCATTCAAGTGCCATAGTTTTTCCTTTCTTCTGCCGCGTCCTTTTTCTCGGGCCAGTCCCCGTTCTGCGGCCGCCCCGCTTCTTTTCCGCCGGGCAGGCGGTAGTTTTGGGTATGAAAAAAGCACACCGCCGAAAAATATCGGCAGCGTGCTGATTCAACAATGTTTAATTTATCCGATCATCAACAGGCGGAAGGTCTCGCGTCCTTTCGGCGTGATGAGCGTTTGTGTGCCGCTCCACTGGGTCTTTTCGTTGACACACTCTTTGATCTCGAACAAGCCTTTGTTTTTCCCCTCGTAGGGAAGCAGCTTGCCCTTTTTGTCGCGGTAGACGTATTTCTTCGCCAACAGAAAATCCACAAACTTCTTTGGCGGAACTTCAAGCTGCTTTGCGGTCTCTCGGAAGTTCGTCAGCGTGTTCCGCTCGACCAACTCGTCGAAATACTCCGCTTTCGGTCTGGCGATCTCCAAGTCAACGGCAAGCGCTGCGTTGCTGACTTCCAAAGCTTTGCGCTTGTCCGTCTCGTTTTTCAAAGCCGTCACGACTTGCAGCAGGTAATCCGGGTTCAGAATAGCTGCCTGCAACGTCTCCGAGGTCATGTACGCCCCGTGCTTGCGAATGGCGGGCAGCACCTCGCCGGTCACCCATTTGCGGAACGGCTTCGCTTCCGGCTTGTCGCTGCGCAGGATCACGTTGTATAAGCCGCTTTCGTTAATAACGGTCATTTCCTGCTGACGACCGATTGAATCGGTGAGGTGAGTTTGACTCACTTCATCTGCGTCCAGACGTTCTGCTACTCTTGCAGTAGTGCCAAGGTCAAGGACCCCGCACACATCTTTCAACACGAACCAAGGTTCGCCGTCCTGCTGCACCGTACGAATTTCGTTTTCCCGATACTTAAAAGCCTGCATCTCGTTCATACTGCCACACCTTCTTCCTGCTTCTTGACCTTCATGAAGACCGTGTTGTACTTCTCCGTCAAGTCCTTTATACGATTTTTCAACATAAGGCACGGCAAAGTCCACGCCTCTCCGGGAATGATAGAGCTGCTTTCCGTGGTTGCGACCTCTAATGCGCAAAGCGTATCGGTCACCATCAGCAGTTCTTCAATGATGTCGTCCAGCTCAAAGAATTCACGTGCGATCATAAATAAAAACCTCCATCAAAATGTTTGACAGAAGTCCCTATCTGATGTAGAATAGATTTCAGATAGGAAAACCTGTCTGTTGGGAATAGCTGTCGGTTCTGTGGTAGGAGAAGACGGCTATTCTTTTTTACTTTTTAATCTCGGCATACAATTTGTCGATACCCTCTCGAATCACTTGTGCCTTTGTCTTCCCGGTTGCTTCACAGACAGCACGAAGCTTTCTGTCCGTTTCAGCATCGTATCGGAATTTAAGCTCTCGATCTTTTGGGGTTTCGGTCAATCGCGTACCTTTTTTGATACCCATTCGTTTCACCCTCTTTCTTTGCGGGTACGAACAAATTATAATGTACCCGCAAAGAAAAGTCAATAGGAACTTCTGAATTTTTTCAAAATACTTGATAGAAGTCCCCAACTGTGATAGAATGGATTTATCCAGTTGGGAAACTTCTGGTGAATAGGGCGCTCACATCTTCTTGGCGGGAGGGTGAACGCCCTTCTCTTATTTGCTGAGTTCTTCGTCAATCTTCTCGTTTAACCATTTCGTTTTTGTTTTATTTTCCGCATCAAGCTTCTTTGCTAAAGCTTCTAGCTTTTCTCTTGAAACAGAAACACTAAACTGTCCAATGGTTTCGCGTCGCTTACGGTAATACTCAGCACGGCTTTTATCAGCCACTTTCTCACCTCCTAGTTGCTAGCATCATTATACATGGTTGCTAGCAACTAGTCAATAGATATTTTTACTTTTTTCAAAATGTTTGACAGAAGTCCCTATCTGATGTAGAATAGATTTCAGATAGAGCTTGCTCTGTCGCGTGCAGAACATCGAAACGTGTTGGTTGTCAGCCGTGTTTCGGTGTTCTGTTTTTTTTATTTTTTAATTTCTTCTTCCAAGCGTAAAATCCCTCGCCGAATAGCTTCGTTTTGATTTACGTTCTTTTGTTCGCAAAACTTATCAAGGATTTGCTTTCCTTTTTCATCAATACGAACCGTAATCTTGTACGGCTTAGGATTATCTGTTGGTCGCCCTGTCCTTGGGCTCATGTTATCACCTCACTTTTGTCCGACATAAATATATACTATTGTCGGACAAAAGTCAATGGGTTTTCAAAAAATATTTTTGCAAAGCAAAAGCAGCCCGGCGCATAAGCGCTAAGCTGCTTTATCAACGGTGTAAAATTATCGTGATGCTTCTTCGTCCACCCTATACCACCGGCATTTCTCACAGATTTTATTTGCGGTGGATCGTTCAAAAGGCTCCGGGGCAAATTCCACATCGGTGTTGTCGTCGCGGATGTCCTGAATGACCCAACATTCGCCCCAAAGGACGTCGCGTTTCAGTAACGGACACGGATGTTTGTCGTCTGGATGTCTCATGTTTTCATCTCCTCCAAATATTGATCGTATTTCTTACGCCATTTCTGCGGTACAGCTGTTACCAACTCATAGTCAAAATTAAGAACTGCATATCCGTCTTCGGCCAAAAACTTCATTGTGAACTTATCGTCTTGATACAGCGTCAGTTTCGCATTGTTCACGAAAAGCTGTGCCTGCTCAAGCGACATTTGAGCGCGGTCAGCTTTGGTTGTAAGATTTTCGGCCGCATGAACACGCATACCGACTATTTTAGGCTTTCCTGCATCAACAATGATCTCTTTACGGTTGATTCTCTGCTTGTATTTTACACCATGAGCAGAAAGCAAGTCAAATATGGGTTTCTCTTTTTTATTCTCCCAAACCGCCTTCTGGCTCACGCTGCGCCCGAAGCCCATCACCTGCACGCGGGAGGTATCTGCACGGCGGTCGGTCTGCCGGGTGAAGTCCCGCAGCTTCGCTTCCTGCCGCTTGAGTTTTACGGAGCTCTGCGCAAAATCGCTTTGCAGGTCGGCTTTCTGCTTCCCCGTTGAAAACTTTGCCGCTTCGTCCAGTCCCGCAAGCTCGCGGCGTGTGGCGCGGATCTCGCGTTCCATGCGCCGCTGCATCTGGCTGATCTCGTATTCCGTGTACATGCCGCCGTTATACGGCACGTCTTTGGCGTTCAGCGCTTCGATGTCTTCTTTTGTGTAGGAGCGCTTCGAGATGCCCTCAAAAAACGGATTCCAGCTATGACGGCAGTTCCACCCTTGAAAGCCCGCGCCCGTGCCGTAGCCGATGTCCGAAAGCGACAAATACCCGCGCCGCCCGGAACGGGAGACAATCTGTCCCTGCCAAACGGCATGCGAAGGTCTTGCGCCTGCGTGCGCAGTGATCTCCATGAGGTCACATTCAAATTCATTGGCAAGCGATTCGGTAATCTTCCCGCACGTCTGATTGACGCCGGTCACGACGGCACGCCGTACGGCAACGTCGAGCTTATCGACATGCCCGGAGGGATAAAGTACGGAAGTGCCTTCCCCCGCTGCATCGCGTACTGCCCGCCGTACAGCCTCTTGGTAACTCAAAAAGCCGCCCGTAACCTGCATTTCGGCGAGCGTACATGCAGAAATGAACCGCTGCTGCGTTTCAAGCGCCGTTGTCATCGTAAGGTTCAAAAGCTCGCCGCCTGTCTTCTTGAGCGCGGCCTGCAAGATATTCCAGGCACGCTCGTTCTGACGTATCGGCGGCACGTTTATGCCCGCCTGCAAATACTGCTCGATCTCCGCGTCCATGCTTTTCACACCGGCATCCTCAAATGCCTTGCTCACGGCTTCTTGTGTCATGCCGCTGTACCGCGCAACTTCGGCGATCACCTCGTCATAGAGGCGCCCTGCGTGCTGTAACTGCTCCGCCTGCCAGCGTGCCGTGTCCGTGACTTCGCCCATTTTCATGAGCCTGCGGGCAATGTCCCGCGCTATGGCTTCGTCGAGCCGCTGATACAGCAGAATCACCGCATCGGCGCAGTGTTCGAGATAATCAGGCGTCAGCATACGGATCACCGAGCGCACGTGCGCTCTCGTTCGCAATCGCCTTCGCTTCGCCCTCCTCCATGTCCTCAAAGCGCGTGAGGTAATACCACAGCGGCACTTTGCCGGCGATTACAAACTGCCGGAACTGCTCCTTTTGCGTCTCTTTATCCACAATGTAGCTGTCGTCAAAATCGACTGTCACCGGCGCTTCCGGGTCTACGTCTGCTCCCAGCACATATTTGCCCGCCCACAAGAGCGCCCGCACAAGCGCCTGCACGTGCTGCCCTACGGCAATACTGTGCTTTGCGGCGTTCTGCACAAGGTCCTGCTTGTCACCGTTGTACTGCGTCGCCGTCACAATAGATGAGCTGTTGAACTGATAGTGCTTCGTACCGAAGCCGACGCGAAGCGAAAGATAATCGAGCGCCGCCTGTATGCCCGCGATGTTTTCTTCCACGCGCAAAGACGGGTTGTATTCCGTAATCGGGTGATTATCCCCGAGGTCGCAGCCGTCGCCGAGTTGAAAGAACAACGACTGCATGATGTCGTCCGGCGTGACCGGATGCCCGTTCTCGTCCATCTGCACGAGAGACTGATCGTAAAACACCTTTTTGCCGCCGAGCTTAAAATCCCGGCAGAAATTGTTATAGGCCAGGTCAACGCCCTTGAGCTGATCCAGCGCGTTCGCGAGCACCGATACACCGAGCCCCGCGCCTCCGTAAAAATTCTTCACGATATTCGGCGAGATGAGCGAAAACAACGGCGTACGGCTGCCGGTATGGTATTCCTGTGCGATGCCTTCCGGCAGTTCTGCCGGCTTCAACTCGCCCGCTTCCTCCGAAAAGTACGCGTTGCGGATTACATATTCGCCGCCGATCAATCGGTGCGTAGAAACATACGTGTACGTTTTGCCGTTGTAGACCGTATCGGTCGCGAAAGCCACATCCTGTACGCTGTGTGGCGTGACCGTCAGCGGCACGATGTTTTCCGCCGTCAGATAATCCACACAAATACGGCAGTTCCCGTCCGGCTGTACTGCGCCGCCCTGCACCAGCATGTTTTCAAATCGCAGCACCGCCGCGCCCGTGCCGGTCGCAAAAGCGCGTTCAATAAGTTCGTTTTCCCGCAGCCAAAATGCAAGTTCATCAAAAAGCCCGCGTTCCGTACCATTGCCGAGCAAAAACACCTGGTTCTGTTCACCGGCGTCGATGCGCGTCTTGTCGTTCATCAGCAAGCTTGCCCAGTCCTCGCACACCTTCTTGCCCATGTGCAGCGTGAAAAGCTCGCGGTGGATCGGCTTATTCTGCCGCATCTCCACAAAATGATGAAACGGTCTGTGAAAGCCTGTCCACCAGTCGCGCCACTCGGCAATGTATGTATAATAACTGCTGTTGAGATCGTACCCGTATGTTTTGTTCAGGTATTCGATCACTGCTCCGATGTTCATGTGTGTCCCCTCGCTTTCAAAAAGCGCTTATAGTCTCGCTCAATGCTGTATTCGAGCGCATCCAGCGTATCGATGTCCGTGCTGCCGTCATCAAGCCGCTCGTCTTTCGTCGGGTCCTTTGTGCTCCACAGCGCTGCCGCCAGAGCGTCTCTCGCCGAACCTGCCTCCGGCAAATACCAGAAACGCCCTGCACCCATCAAAACGGACACAAGGCGAATACGGTCGTTGATTTCTGTCTTTGCGGCATTCGACACTTTGGAAGCGGCAAACGAAAGCTCCGACCGCTGCAAAGCGATCTGCATACCGCGAATGAGCACCTGCTCGGCGCTGTCGCAGTAGATATGGTCGATGCGCCTGTACGCAAGGTGCACCGCCGCGCAGAAATCGACGAACGCCTTTTCAAGTGCCTGCGGCGTACTCGGCTCCACGCGGCGCGATGCCAGAAGCACAACGCCGGAATAACCCGATAAAATGCCGGTCGCAACAAACGCGTGCTTTGACCCATTGCCGCCAAAGTCCACGCCGATATTCACCGCCATCAACGGCAGCTCCTTGCCTTTCCATACGAACCGCTCGTCACGGCTTGCCACGCTGTTTGCGAAGTCCTGATAAATCACGCCCTCGGCGGCTGCCCACTCGCCCAGGATAAAGCGGTTATAATACACCGTGCCGGCATATTCGCGCTTGAGGTTCTCGACGAACTCCGGCGCCAAAAACGGGTTGTCGTCGATCGTGTACGCCTGCCGGTAAATGTCTGCATCGGAATCTAAGAACTTCTTGAACCAGTGCTGCGGGTTTCCGGGGTTGCATGTCCCGTCAAAATGGCTGTTCGGGCACGATAAGCGCGACTTGAGCATCTGGAAAACGTCCTCGTGCCAAGTTGTAATCTCGTCACCGTAGCAGTATTCAAACGCTGCGCCCTGTAATTTTGATACCTGCGAAATTTTATCTGCGCCGAGCGCATGGCATTTCTTGCCGAAGATCTGCACGGTGTTGTTGCTGCCGATCTGCCCGACGAGCGCAGGCGACCAGATCGCACGCATCGGCTCCAGAATATTGCGCTCAAGCGTACCTTTGGTGTTGCCGAGCAGCACAATGAGCCCCTCGCCGCGGCATTTTAAAATCCGCTTCGGGATCACGGTGTAATCCAAAAACGTCTTGCCGGAACGCGTCGCGCCGGTCTTGATGTTCCAACGGTGATTACAGTTCTGCAAAAACTCCTGCTGCTTCGGACTAAATGACACTGTCCACACCTCCCAGCAATTCCGCCGCCTTTTGGAGCAGTTCGGTGTCGCTTTCACTCTCCGGCTTCTCGCTCCACCCTTTAAAGTTGTTGACGAGCGAGAACTTCGCGCCCTGCACGCCCTCCCGGTCAAAGAGCCGTTCTTCGGCGTACTGCTCCACATAAGTTTTCGCCCGCGTTATCGTGTCAACAAATTGCTTTTTGCCCTGATAGTTGAGCAATGCTTGTCGGCTGGTGAAGTCCAATGCAAGCGCCAAGCCCGTTACGGTTGGCGGTCTTTTGCCGACGATGATCGGCGCGCCGTATTTATCCGTCAGCGCCGTGCCGTCCCTATCTTTCAGCGGTTCGCCCTCGCATGATTTGAAGTACGCCTCAATCTTCTGCTCGATCTCCTCCACGCTCTTGTATTTTGGCGGTCTGCCTACAGGTCTGCTCATCGCATCACCCGCTCCCCAAGCCGTCTGTGCGGCCCTCTGCTGCGTTTTCACTCTCAACAGGTGAAACTACCATCGCACCGTCCGAAATCGCCGTATAGGGGCACACAGAGAGCATACAGAAGCATGTGCCGTCTAAGCATTCCGCCCAAACGCATTTGCAGCCCCTCGGGCATACCCGGTATTCTCTTTTCACGTGCACCCCTCCTTTCGGTTTCGGGCATAAGAAAAGCACCCACGCCGAAGCGCAGGTGCCTCTTTGTTGTTTACTTACTTGTACTTGAATTCCTCGTTTCCGGCGATTTCATCGATGAAACGCTGTTGCACGGTGACGATATAATCTTTGCTAACTTCGTAATCGGCGTAAATAGTCATTCCCTCTGCTTCCGAAAGCGCTAAGATCGAGCCGTCTGCGAAGAACCCTTCTCGAAGCTTTTTGAAGATCTGGTTCTCCTCTGTGCCTTCGACCTCAAATTCATACGTCCCGCCGACCGGAAGCTGCTTCAGCGTTTGCATAATACCCGGCATACACGCTTCAAGTCCATCAAATGCAGCATTGCAGGCATCCCAGAACATGTATCGTTCTTCTATCTTCCCAATCCGCTCCGCCAGCGCTGCACAGTCTGCTTGTGGACAGTGCATGTTGACTTTCTCGGCAATCTGCTCCAACAGAAGCTCCAGAACACCGGTATCGCGCAGGTTCAATCCCTGGTAGAACGAAAGCGGCGCCGGAAGCTGCCCCTTGTCCTGCCCGGCATAGCAGACCGGGATGACCTCAACACCTCTCGCGCTGCCGAAGCCGGTCTCAAAGTTGATCCACGGGCGCTGCACGGATTTCGCACTGCATAGGACCAGCATAGTGTCGCAGCTTTGAAGCGCATTCGTGATGCGGTCCAGCCATCGCGCGCCGTAGGTGATGCTCTTTTCGTTCGAGGAGACGAACACCTCAATCGCGCCGAGGAAAGCGTGCTCAAAGAAATCTTTCAGCAGGCTTGCGGCTTCTTTTTCTTCCGAGATATGAGAAATAAATAAAATCGGCTTTTTGTTTCCCTTTGCCATAATGCACCTCCGAGGTCGTATAGTGCAAATTATACGCGCTTTGCAAAGGCTTGTAAAGGAAAATCACGTTGCATCCCGAATGATCTCCTCGACGAGCGGCTCGCACTTCGTCCTGATCTTTCCCATAAACTTCGGGTCGGCGAACTCGTGCGTGAAGATCGCGCGCCCGAGCAGCTTCTCGCAGAAGCGATGCACGTCACTGAAATCTCGAACCAGCAAAAAACCGGTGTAAGCGGATAAAATAACAGCTTCTTTGTGTGTCATAGTTGCTCCTTGTAGACTTCCTCAATTATCATTATAGGCGGACAAAACGGACAAAGCGGACAAATCTCAAATTTTTTTGAAAATTCTCGAAAATTCTTTTCGCAGCGCTTCTGGCGACTTGTAACCGCCCATCTCACGCATAATGACCTTCCATCTCGTCCCGTGCTTCATAACACATCGGGCGAGTTTCTGAGGGCGGTAGGCAAGCCTGCCCACAAACGCTTCGATCTCCGCCTTTTGCACTTCAAGTTCCCGAATGCGTTCTGCGTGTTTCGGGTTCGGCAAGCCCTGCACGGTAACGCTGTGCAGGTTGAACGGGAACTCGTCCGCGCTCGCCTGCACCACGTCGCTGACCGCCGCGCTGTCCTTCGCCTTCAGCTCTTCGATTTCCGCGCAGATGTCGGGGTATTGCTCCAAAAGTTCTTTCGTCATCGCATCTCCTTTATCTTTATCACATCGCCACAAACGCCACCGCCGCGGCGATGCCCACTAAGCCAAGCACCACCATGGCTTTTACACATCGCTCAAGCCCGGCAATATTGTCCGCTGCGTCGTACTCCCGCGACTTGCGCATCACGATGCACTCCGTGAGCGTCGCCACGATTACGAGCACGACCAAGATTATTTTAGTCACTATTCTACGCCTCCTCTGTCCCATCTCCATTTTTGCCCTCTCGTGCAGACCGTGCAGCGCAAATCGTCCATTCCGCACGGATTGTTGTAAAGGCATGTGTCACAGTCCCGCTGCCGCTCGAGCATTTTGTACGCGGCTTGATACAGCTTCGCGGTTTTTATCGCCTCTCCGATAACCGCGCACCCATGCACGCCGCAGTTATGCTCATGCCCGCACCCGAGGCAGCACAAGGAGTCTGCCAGCGATCCGGTCTCCGATTTCATACGCGTGAGCGCCTTGATGAGTTCATCTGTTGTCATATCTGATCTTCCTTTCATGTTTTCTTTTCACAGCCTGCCGCACTTCGTGATAGAAGTACAAAGCATCCATCGTTTTGGCTTTGCGCTGAAGCTCGTCTTCTCTCTGGCGGCAGTAGTCGCGGTACCGCTTGCAAGTGCTGTGGCATGTCCCGCGCTCATCGGCATATCTTCCCGGGCATCCCCTCGGACAGCAGGTCAGGTTCATGGCTTTCCCTCGCTTTCAATTTGCTCCAGCCCGCAGATCAGCACGGAGCCGTCGTTTTTCTTGTCGGTCAATTCTGCCTGGTAAAAGTCACTGCCGGTCTTACAGTCTCTGCGGAAGATGATCGCCGTCAGCTCGTAAGCGCTGCCGCTGTACTGCACCGTGCGGTTCATGTGTCGCTTA